GACGATAGTTACCTCTAGCCGGTCGTCCTGTACGTCTACGCCAGCCGTGAGCATGAGCACCTGTTGTGGGATGCTCTGTGCGGTGTACGGTTCGCGTCGCTGCGCGAGTCCTACCGTCTCCACCTGTTCGCCGCGTTCCTCGTAGGTTTCTCCAAGCGCCGTGTTGATCCACGTTTGCAAGGTTTCGGGAAACCTTTTTGCTTGAATGAATGCGACCGCCATCTCCGCCCATGTAGACCACGGCGAATAAAGTTCGCTTATATGGAACGATGCGATACCCGAGAATGGCTTGCTCCCGCGCCACTCGCCAGCCTGCAGCATCTCCGCCTTGTCCGCCTCGGTCAGCATCGCACCGCACGCCACACAGACGTACTCCGCTAACTCCGGCTGACCCTCGGGCCATTTAACCTGTGCCCACACGAGCCGCTGAAACTCACCGCAGTGCGGGCATGGCACATAGTAGAACCGCTGGTCGCCCGACTCGAAACCGGCCTCGATGCGGCTCGATCCTTTGATGGTCGGGGTCGATCCTGCCAAGACTTTGCGACTCCAAAACGTAGCCGTTCGCTTACGGCCCAGCGAGATCGGATCGCCCTCTGTGCCCGCGCTGGACGGGTATCTGTCCACCTCATCGAATAGCACGATCCGAATGGGCCGCGAGGCCAGGCCCGAAGGGCTGTTCGCTCCGGCCACCGTCAGATGCCCGCCAGTGAACTTCTTGTGCAGCAGCGTGTTGCCGCTGTCGCGTGCCTTGGGGTCTGCGATCCGCTCGGCCAGTGCTGGCGTGTCCCGCACCATCGGTGCGAATCTGTCTTTGCTCCACGACTCGGCCATCTCTAGCGTCGGCTGCACGAGCAGCATCGGCGCAGGGTCTTGGTGAACGTGATACCCGATCACGTTGTTGAGGATCTCCGTCCAGCCTACCTGTGCGGATTTCTGAATCCAGACCTCTTTGACCGTTTCATCCGTAACGGCATCCATGATGCCGCGCTGGTACGGTGCTCGAGATGTGCGCCATACGCCGGGTTCGGCGGATGCCTCGCTAGATAGTCTCCGGTATTGATCGGCCCACTGGCTCACCGTCAATTTCGGTGGCGGCTTGAGAATCGAAACTAGCCTCTGTCGAATCTGCGGCAAGTTCATCAAGGGCTGAATAGACTTCTGCTCTAATTCTGCCGACGATGATTGCTGGCTCTGCTGTGTTGACAAGTTGTGGCCCTAGTTTGGTAGGCATCGAAAGTAGTTTCGCACGAACCGCAGCGAGCACTCCCGACCACATCTCAATCATTTGTTTTGTGTCGGCCAACTCTCCGCGTCGCACTCGATTTTCGGTTTCGACTTTTTCGGCTTGCGCGGCTGCGAGTCTTTCGCGCTGATTGTTATGCTCGCGCTCTCCGTTGCCGCCAGAGGATCGTTGCAAAAACCACGCGACGAACTCTTGCGCGTTGTATGTCCCATCGGCATTGCGTGGCGCGTCAGCCCAGTCTCGAATGCTGCGCGAAGTCACGCCGCAGATAAAAGCAATCTGCTGCTGATTTAACTTCGTAAGTTCAACGTCTGCTGCGCCGCGGTTAGCCATGCGATTGTTTCATGGAAGGAACACTAGAGAGTTTTTTATCTAGGAAAACATCGGGGTCCGAATTACCCCCAGATACGATACCTGTGGGAGGACCCGCGAGGTGTGCATAACTTGTGCATAACTCATCGCTTGGTCGCATCGGCCAGCCGGAAGCCAGCCTCGAAGTTCGCGATCAGCCTCGCGGCCACCGTGTCGCTCACGATGCGGTTGAAGTTAAGCCGCTGCTTGTAAACCGGCGCATTGCTTACATAGATGAACACGGGCCGCACCTTGCTGCCAGACCCAGTGCTCACCCGTTCATAGATGCCGGGCTTTAGGTGCCGGTTTTTCTCGCGCTTTGGGTACACGTTGAACATCGGATAGGCCACTCGCTTCTTCGCTTTGCGAGGTGCGCCCGGTGTCTGCTGTCGGCGTTGCTCTTTGCGCTTGGACTCCTCCCGCTTCTTTATCGGGCTCGAGTCACTAGGCTTCGGAGTCTTGCGCCGTGTCTTTCGTGTCTTGTTCGCTCGCTGGAACTCATCGCCTATTTGCAGTTGAGATAGCACGCGAGTGTAGTAACCCGCAGGCACATTGCCGAATGCGTCCTTCGGTGCGAAGTTCGTCGGGATGGCGAAGTATCCGGGTGGCATCACCCCTTGATTAATCAACAGGCGCTCGAATGCTTTAGGTCTGCGTGGCCCGCCCTGTACCTGTGCTCGCAGATACTGGTCTGCTGTGCCCTTCTTGGTGTTGGGTGACTCGCCGAAGTATCCGTCCTTCAGTTTAACGATGGCCGTTAAGTCGCGCTTCGTCGCGGGCTTTACATAGGTGCCGTTCAGTGTGTACGGCTTTGGCCTATCGAATACCCGCTTCATCGTATCGACGATGTTCTTCTGCGCTTGCTTGGCGGTCTGCGTCAGCGCGTATGCGGTAGCGAATGGGATCTGATCCTTCCGCAGCCCGGTGAGGTAGCGTTCGGCATCTCGAAGATCGACGCGAACATCTAACTGCATAGGTGCCTCGGTGGTCGGCGTGTGGTCAAACTAACCTGTGAGCGTGTGCCGGTCGAGGCTGAAATCGTATCGGGGTGACGATCCCCAATTCTACGCGCTTGTATCATGTTTTCGGGGCGGCATCAAGTAGTAAATAAAAATTTACTTTTTCTTCCGCTGTCTTAACCCGGCGCATGAGGGTTCGGCGGCTCATGTAAAGCCTCGCGGCCTTGAACCAGAGCGGCGCAGAGGTGCAGTAGTAGATGACCAAGACCTGTCGCAACGGAGGCGAAACCTTGGCAACAGCCGCGTCGATCTCGGCGATGTCATCGGGTGCCGTGGATGCGTCGTGCGCTGCGCGTGCGCCCGAGTTAGCGAATACGAACGCCGAGGCCGATGGGTAGCCCGAGACTGCCCGACCCCGCGACCATCTGCCCCACTGCGCTAGCCTAACTCGAGTCCACTCGATCATCGCGCACACTCCGGCTTTACTTTCGCCTCGTATCGTTGCATCAGATCGCGCACCGTTTGGTCGGCCTCGCGTGCCTCGATCCACTCGCCCCTAGGCTCCCAGACTGCCCGTGCTATCTGCTGGGTTTCGGAGAGCCGACCGCTCGCGCTCTTGATCTCTAGCCAGCAGATGAAGAACACCCGCTCGCCGTTCTCTCCAGGTTGCGGTAGCGGCTTGATAGCGAGTTTGTCGGGGATGCCCAAGCCGGCCTTGGTGTAATCAATCACGCTAAACCCCGCCGCCTTAACCGCTGCGGTGATCTCCGAATCGTTAAGGTCGCGGCGCATTGCGTACCTCATGATCGGTCGAGTATCCGCAGCAACAGGTAAAGCAGGGCAGCGTCGAGCACTGCGCGGTCTACCCACATCGAGATGAGATAGCAGAGGCCGAATAGAGCGAGGGAAAATAGGATGTTCATGGCTACCAGTTTGCCGTCAGCCTGCCGATGTCCACTGCCTTGCATAACTCGGCGATGATCGGTCGCACACGTCTACGCAACAGTTTACTGGTCTTGCGTTGCGCGCGGCGCTTGTCTGCGTATCGCCAGTAGTATTCCCGATGATACTCGGTGCGCTTCTTCGGCTTTGACCTCCACCCGTCTGAGTATCTCGCCCGGTCTACTGCATCGGACACAATTTGGATGAGTTCGACTGTGGTTTTAGATGTCGAGATCATCTGCTGTAGGTCTTGCATCGTATAGCCCGACCGCTTGGCGGCTTGCTTATGCCATGAGTGGACTTTTCCGCCCGTGTTTTCGACGCCGCAGACAGGGCAGTCCTTCCTAGCCTTCATATAATCGATTCTAAAGCCTTTTGAGGCGATTCAAACGTACCTAGGCAGTTAGGTATGCCTGTCTTCGTGTCGCGCCTAAAGCGCCACAGGACGAACTCTGCGCGACCGTTAACAGATATGGGGCGAATGGCATACGTCCCGCAATCGGACACAGCACCCCAGAATGGGTCGTCGTGCCATGTTAGCGAGCGAGGTAGCGGAAGTCCGGTCTGGTTCATAAGGTGTTCTCTTCAACGGCCCACGGCGGGCTGGCTCCAACTTCGCCATCTGGGTCTTGGTAATGCAGTACCTTGCAGCCAAATGTCTGTTGGAAGGCCAGCATCATTGATAACGCCTCCGGCCCCTCGTGGCGCAGCAGTCGCTTACCTATTGACGTGTTGGGTATAGGCTCCGGCATCTTGAGGCGCTTAATCAACTGGGGATGAGTCTTCATGTTTCCTCATGAACTGGGAAATAACTGGGGAAAAACAAAAACGCGTGTAAGTCATTGATTCTTCGTCCCCCCAGTTGATCCCCCTATATACAACTGGGGAACTGGGGAACTGGGGGAAAAACCCCCAGTGTCCCCCCCCAGGTTGCCTTCCGACTGGGGGAAAGACTTGGGGAAACTGGGGAAACTGGGGGCAATTATGTTGCTCAAAACGGAACAACCTCATCCGCCTCGGCCTTCTTGTCGCCAACCTTCAGCGCCGAAATATACCGCCCCTTCGCATGATCCCTCGCGGACACCTTGACGAGGCTGCCCTCTGTCAGCCATTCATCGAGCACGCGCCGAACCATTGACCGCGCCCCCGCGTCGTGAACATCCAACTCCATATGCTTCGCCACGATCTGCCCTGCCCACTGTGCGCTGCGAACATCCGCCCGCACTAACAATGGGTCGCGCTGATACGTCGCATCTATGTCCGCCAGAATGACCGCCTTTTGCCCCGGCGACATCTGCGAGTCAGTCGGCGGGTTCCACTCATCGACCACGCCCACCTTGTCGCCATCTGGGTACACCGCATCACCGTTGCCGAGGTCGATGCTGACCAGTTGCCGCCACAGCCGCTCGTCCGTCGGTGGCCTCATATTGGCCTTCGGATTCTGAAGCCAGAAATACCGCCGCCGATCCTTCGCTTCGATACCGTATTTCTCCGCCTCGGGTTGCCCCATCGGCGAGGCAATCCGCACGCTGCGACACGCCCCGAGCAATGCCGACGCCCCGCGCACGTCCTCGCTGGACGCCTCGTTGCCGTTGCCCTTTCGGAAGTGATGCACGATCTCGACCGCCAGATTCGCCTGCTCGGCTATCGCGCGCCATTCCCACATGACCTTTTCCATCGCGGGGTTGTTGTTCTCGTTGACCGCGTGTGTAGAAATGAACGGGTCAAGGATCATCGCGTCGATCTGCTCATCGAGCGCACAGCGGACGATCTGCTCACGCACGGCAGGCAGTTGCATTACCGTGCCGTCCGCTTCCTCAGCCACGATGATGCGGGTATCGCGGCCAGAGGTGAGGTACAGATTCTGCGCGACCTCCTGCGGGTCTAGGCTGTAATGCTTACAGATCGACACGAGCCTACGCTGCAATTCGTCCAGCGGGTCTTCCCCGTTGTGAATCCAGACCTTCAGCGCCCCGGTCGGCAGTTGCCACTTACCGCGCAGCAAGTCCCGCCCGAGCGCCATGCTCACGGCCTCTACCATCGTCATCGACGACTTGCCGCCACCGCCCGCGCCAGCCGTCATCGACACCATGCGACGCATATAGTGAAAGCCGTACAGCCACTGCCTCGGCGGTATGCAGTCGGCCTCTATCGGCTGCCAGCGCCGCGCGACGATGCTTTCGCTATCTGACAATTTAGTCGCTTTAACTGATTCATCGGCTTGTGGGTACGTTCGCTCAAGACCCTGCGCCTCTGGAAACGCTGACCAGTCGGGCGAATCGTCGAATCTTCCGGCCGGTGGCTGGGGCAAACTTTGCAACCGCACTTCCGGCATTGTCCCGCCAAACTTTCGCACTGCGCTCTGCGCCATAGGCTCAATGCGGCTGCGAAGGTCAATCCCATCACCGTTTAGGCTGCTTCCCTTGTCGAGCAGTTCCCCTAAAGCCGCCACGATGTCATCGTAAGCCATGCCGCGCGCGGCCCATCGGCTTGACAGTTTCAGCATCGACTCATACCGACCTTCGCCGCGCGCAAACGCCTCCAATAGTTGCTGATTGCTTCGTGTATCGCGGCCGGTCTTGGCGTCGGTGCCTTTGCTTTGGTGATACAGCGGCTCTAAATCCACCGCTTGGTCAATGCACCGGCCGTGCGATTCAAACCATTTATAGCGAGCACCACGCACCGCGCCAAAGTAAAAAGATTGAGACAGCGTAAATGACTCGCGACTAGCAATACCGCCGAGCGCACGGTTAGCCCGCGCCACAAAAACCGCACGCTGTGCTGGCGCAGCAGGCTCTGATAGCGGCATCAGAGCACGCCATCTTGGTGCGCCTTCCGTGTAACTTGCTGACGTATAGATCATCGCAACAAGCCCGGCAGACTGTAGCCGCTTGTGCCCTTCCTCTGGCGTTACCTCTTCGCCGTCATAGTCAACTTCGATTCCAAAAACACGCCGCACATTCTCACCATAGCGGAGATACCCAGACGGTGAGGGTTGATCTCCGTATTCGCACAGCGATAACAATGGACACGCGGCCTTTGTCATATGCACCGGAGGGTTAGCCAGTTTTCGAACCAACTCTACCCATTGAGCGTCAGCGTACTCCGTTTTTTCTCTAGGCCATACGTCTTGAAAAACGGTGTAAGTAATGAGTGGGCCGTTATCCCCTACCCGCGTGATGCTTTGCAATGTCATCTCTTGTAACCCCCAGCGCCCTTGCTGCTATTGCACCGCCGGCAAAGCAACTGATAAGCAGCGCGTTTGCCATGAAACTCTACCCATTCTGCCTCGACGTCAGCATCTGCCATCACGTCGCCGATGCCATCCATTTGCACGAGCCGTATGCTCCTTGCCTTCAAGAAATCGGAGGCAATACTGATAAACGGCTCCCCAAGATGGTCAACAGTTATGTCATATATAGTCCCACAGTTTTCATTAGCGCAGATCTGCTCGGCGCACTGATCTCTAAAGGCACGCATCTGCTCACGAATCGCAACCCGCAAAGCCGCAATGTTTTTTTGGAACTGCTTTTCTAGGTGATACTTCTGCAAGTCCTTTGCATACGCCGCATCGATTGCCTTGCGCCACGACCATTGCGCCGGGCTAGTCCAATCGTATGCGAGAACATGAATATGCCTGTTGTCTGATGGAAACTCTGGGTTTTCCTTTTTTACCACATACTTCAAGTCTAAATTTGTTATGGCTGACAAACGCTCACGAGCCTCATCCGGCCATGGCTCTCCTGTAGAAAACCTGTCTATAAGTTCCCTAACCTCTGCATAGGCTGCCGCTTTTGTTTTGGGTCGATCTCTCATGGATACATATCCGGCCGCAAGGCTTTACGAGAGACTCCGCTAGCAGCCTCTAGGGCTAGCACACGCAACGGCGGCACTCTGCCTTGCTTGATCCAAAATTGCACCGCTTGCTGGGAAATACCCAACTTTTTTGCAGTGGACGTCTGACCGCCCAGCCTGTCCACAGCGTGGAGGAGGGCGACGGTTTCTGGTCTAGGCTTTTTCATAACCCACAAGCCTAGTTTGTTGCCATTGCAGATGTCAACAGACTTATTTTACAAGTGGGGCTTGTATTTCGTTTAGGCCATCTGTAGAGTCTCATACATGGACGGCGCGGTGCCGGGCCAGAAGCGATAAGAAGGAGTACGAAAATGAAGGTTGAATTAAAGAACATCAAGCACGTTGCCTCTCTTTCTCAAGAGACTTACTGCTTTACCGCTACGCTCTACGTCAACGGCGTCAAGAGCGGCGAGGTCAGCAATCGCGGTTATGGTGGCAACAATGAGTTCTCTGATCTTTCTGTTGAGGACGCGATCAATGCGTTCGGTAAGTCTTTGCCGCCAATCAAAACAAATTGGGGCGAGTACAATCAAAGTGCGGATACGCTTGTCACGGACATTGTTCACAAAGAGATAGTGAAGCGTGAAGATGAGAGATTGAGAAAAAAGTTTAATAAAACGCTCACTCAAAAAGTTGTGTGGGTGAAGGATAACCAAATGTTTGAGACGAACCGCAAGGCGTCTAGCAAAGAAGTCCTCAACAATTGGATCGCACAAATGGCACAAGACGCAACAAAAAAAGTTCTTAACACCATGAGTTCTGATGATGCCTTTGATGTTTACATCAGATGGTTAAAGCGTCAGCCGTTGGAAGTCTGCTAATGTTAGAACTCATCAGCGGGTATGCCACGCCGCAAGAGTGGCTTATGGCGGCTCAAGGGTTGTTTTTTTTCGCAATCTTTGTGTTCATTTATTCTTGGATCACGGGTGAGTGGTGATGCGGTACCTCTCCGTCTGCTCTGGCATTGAAGCCGCAACGGTTGCGTGGCATCACATTGGCTGGACGCCGGTTGCGTTCAGCGACATTGAGCCGTTTCCGTCTGCGGTGCTGGCGCATCACTACCCTCATGTGCCTAACCTTGGCGACATGACCAAATTTGAGGAGTGGAATCTTGAATCAGTTGGTCTCCGCAAAGGGCTCGCCGACCCCAGAGGCAACCTCATGCTTACGTTTCTTGCAATCGCTCAACGTCAGCGGCCTCGATGGATTGTCTGGGAAAACGTGCCCGGTGTCCTGTCATCTAACGGAGGACGGGATTTTGGCACCTTCCTCGGGGCGTTGGGCGAGTTGGGGTATGGGTTCGCCTACAGAGTTCTCGACGCTCAATGGTTCGGAGTGGCCCAAAGACGCCGCCGTGTGTTCGTTGTCGGATACTTTGGAGATTGGCAACGTCCCGCCCAGGTTCTTTTTGAGTCCGAAAGCGTGCGCCGGGATACTCCGCCGAGCAGAGAGGCGCGGAAAGGAACTGCCGCCATCATTGAAGATGGCGCTCCTGTCGGTGGCATCCCAGACGTAGCAGAGACGCTAATCGCGACAGACCACAAAGGGCCAGGACATAACCGCGACCATAACTTCGTCGCGCAGCCGATCGGCTTCGGCGCACAAATGTCTGTGCCGCAGACCGACGTCGATCTGATGCAGACGCTCCAAGCCAAGAATCCGATGGCGGTCGCGCAGCCGGTGGCGTTTACCCGTTGTGACAACGGGCAAGACGCGCAAGTTGATGTAACACCCACCATGCGCTGCGGAAGCAACTATTCCGCGCATCTTGCGGTCGCGCAGCCGGTGGCGATCGGGCTAGACGAAGAGCAGAACGCTCGCATGGATGGATTCGGAACGCTCAAGGCGCGTACTGAAGGCGGCGGCTTTGAAGGAAGCGTAATGACTCCGGCCATGCAAGTCCGCCGCCTCACGCCCGTGGAGTGCGAGCGTTTGCAAGGCTTCCCAGACAACTACACGAACATCCCGTGGCGCAAAAAACCCGAAGCGCCAGACGGGCCGCGCTACAAGGCGCTCGGCAACAGCATGGCCGTGCCGGTGATGCGCTGGATCGGCGAAAGAATTAATAGATTGGAAGTTAGCCACCCTTCCAATGCTTTACCTTCGGTGGCCGTAAAAAGGAGAAGTGAAAATGAGTCTGTTTGTAAGTTCTAGCGGCGGCAACTATCCCGAGCGCAAGCCTATCGAGGCCGGTGCGTATGCCGCAGTGTGTGACATGATTGTTGATCTCGGCGTGCAGCCCTCGCCCGGTGGTCAGTACGCCCCAAAGCGTACCGTACTGCTGCGGTTCCAGATTCCCGAGGTGCGCGTAGAGTTCACCAAGGACGGCGAGACTCGCAGCCTGCCGGCTGTTATAAGCCGCACGGTTGGTCTGTCGCTCAATGAGAAGTCAACCCTATACGGGCTGCTAACCTCGTGGCGCGGTCGTGCGTTCACGCAAGACGAACTGAAGCGGTTTGACCTCGGCAAGGTTGCCGGCAAGCCTGCATTCATCAATGTAACGCACAGCGTTAAAGGTGATCGCACCTATGCCAATCTGACCTCAATCATGCCGCTGCCTAAGTCTATGACCGCTCCGGCTCTTGAGGGCGAGGCTCTGGTGTTCTCAACTGACGCGCCAAACCCAGACGTGTTCGACAAGTTGCCAACATGGGTGCAAGACAAGATCGCAAACAGGATTGTAGAGGCCAAAGCCGCGCCGCAGAAGCCCGCAGCGCAGCCTGCGGCAGAGCAGCCCTTTGTTGACGATCAGAATTGGTGAGTCATGGCTACCCAAAAAGGCGGCTATAAACTAGCGGACGGCACGAAAGTGCCGAGTGTCACCACCATTTTAAAGATCAAAGACCCAGGCGCTCTCATCAACTGGGCATACAAGACCGGCCGTTCGCATGGCGTGCTGGAAGGTCAAGGAAGGGATGCGCCCGGCGGTCTGTACGAGGCGAACGACGCCTTGCAGATCGGGACGTGCGTGCATGAGATGTGCGAGGTGTTCGTCAAGGGCAATGACCCATACGCGCACCTTGATGCAGTGATGGAGAAGGCTGGGATGCTTGACCCTGTATCGTTTAAGGCTCAAGTCAAAAGCGCCTACAGCGCGTTCGAGTTTTGGGTCAAGGGTACGCAACTCAAGATCATCGACTGCGAGGTGCCGGTGCTGTCGCATACTTACAAGTACGGCGGCACGCTTGACTTCATCGGGCGATTGAACGATCAACTCGTGCTGGGCGACTTCAAGACCTCTGGTGCGGTATATCCCGAGTATCTGATCCAGTTGGTCGCGTATGCGAAAGCCTATGAGGAGTCACGCGGGACGTACATCACAGGCGGCTATCATCTGCTGCGGTTCTCAAAAGAGAATGGCGACTTCGGCCATCACTTTTATCCAAGCCTAGACGATGATGCGTGGCCTGCCTTCAAGCACCTTCGTGCGCTCTATGACTTGAACGAGCGACTAAAGAAGCGGGCAGCATAACCTCACAGCAATGCGCGTGCTCATCCAGCGGAGTTCGGCCCCGTCGCGCAAGCCGATTTATATGCCAAACGATATTGATAGCCCACCGCATTACCAGATGAAGATGCCGAACGGCTCGACAATACAGGCAATCGACTATATACGCGCCACGCTGGGCGATGATGGATGCGTGAATTATTGTGTCGGATCTGCCCTCAAGTATTTAAGCCGTGCAGGGCGCAAGCAAGGTAATGCAAGAGAGAAAGACCTTCGCAAAGCAGCGTGGTTTTGCATTATGGCCGCGCAGATTTGCGAAGATATTGGTCAAGTCGCAATGAAAGACTGCGAGGACGAAGGCGATGGAATTTGACACATGGGACGTTGAGTGGGATCGAACGCCGCACACGGTAAGCGAATACAAAGCGGAGATCCGAGAACTGCGGGAACGCATTGTCTGGTACGTCTCAAGAATAGAGGCGCTGGAGTCAGAGGTGCGTGAATTGCGAAGGATGGACAGCCGATGGGTGCAAGAGCCATGACCCGCGACTTCATCATCCTACTGGCAGAGGAGTTCGGTATTGCAGAGTTTGAAAACAATGAGTCGCAGGCAGACAACATCCTGCACTTCGTCGCCATCGTTGCCGCAGTCGAGCGGGAGGCGTGTGCGAAGATGTGCGATTGGGAAGTTGAAAAACTGACGCAATGGCATCCACGCGAGGCGATGGCTGTAGGAGTTTGCGCCGCCGCCATCCGTGCGAGGGGCGACAAATGAACTGCCCCGGCTGCTTTGGCCGACTATGGATCGAGGACTACAGCGGAGACTGGTTCCGCTGTAAGTATTGCGATGCAACAGGAGAACCAAACCATGCAACTGCTCGTATCTATTCTATTTCTGACGCCCGTGCTGCTAGGCATCGTGCTAATTTCAAGACGGTGGCTCAAGATACTGAACCAGATAAGGCGGGATGAATGGCGTAGAGTGCCTCCGCCGGAGTGGGCGGCAAAGCGTGGCGGGGTCGATCTGTGGTGACTACCGATCTAGCGTAGTACCGCGCACGTTATATGGCCGTGCTTGCTTAAAGTGTTTGCTGCCGCAGCGACAGATGCCGCCGAGTAGTCCGTTTACAGTCTCGTGGGCGCAGCCCCAGCCGATGCCGTTCCACGGGCAAAACCACACGCAATTCTGGCACGCATCCGGTTCGGCCCACGCCATCTCCTCGAGTGCGTCGTCTTCTAGTTTCATCGGGAGCGCAGCCAGGAGAGGTAGTCCGCCCCGACCTCGGGTTCCCAAAAGACCTTAACCATGTCGGGATGGTCGTGCGGTAGGCTCGGGTCGATAACGGTGAGGGCGCACGGCGACAGCGAATTGTCACGGAATCCGCGCTCCTTCGCATAACGGTCGTAAACCTTATAGGAGGCCACCTTAATCGCGTGCATGGTGATGCATTGGATCGGGTCTTTCAGCACGCTATACGCGCTCTCGTGCTTATGTCCGGCGACGTAGATATGGTCGCGGGTGCCCATCAGCGCGGCCTTCATCGGGCCGTGGGCTGGGTTCCAGATTGACGAGCCGCTGTGGTCATGCCGTGCATTGACGCGCACCTCGGCACCGTTTGGAAACCGTAGCGCGATGCGTGCCTCGCTCGACTTATAGAGCGAGTTCTGCTGCTTCGCAATCCACTTGAGCGGATCGCCCGATCCAGACCATAGATCGTGATTGCCTCCGATCATGTAAAGCCAGCGGCACCGATTTACGAACCATTCCGCAATGCGCCATGCCTGTGCTGCCGAGGTGCTCTGGTCGGCGTATAGCCGCGCCAGTCGCCCCGTCCAGTTGTTGGTGGTGTCACCCACGTTGCAAGCGAATAGCCCCTCTGTGGCGTTTACCAGAGCCGTATGTCGCTCGATGGCCTCGATGTCGCAGCCGTCATCGTCAACGTGCGGGTCGCCAAAGTGCAGCAGCCCAATCGGGCCACCGATCTTGATGCGAATCGGAATGAGTTTGCTGGCCTCTTCGTGCTCACGCTTGTGAGTGAATTTGCGCTTTCGCTGCTCGATCAGTTGCTCAATCGGGATGTCGTCATCGGGCAGTGGCGTGAACTCAAAGTCCGCTGTGGGCGGCTGGTTGCGATTTTGATAGGTGGTCGCGTGAACCTCTAACCCTGCGCCGCGCATCATTGCTAGCCTTCGCAGCAGACCGCGCTCGGAGAGTTTCAACTCGGCAGCAGCCATCGTGCGAATGCCCTTGTGCTTGGCAAGGGCCGCTATGATCTGCTCGTCAGTCGCTTTTTTTTCGGTCATTTGTGGTTTTCTTCCGTGTGACCTTAATGCCGAGTTCCTTTCGGCGTTCTTCGGTCAGTTTATCGTCCCGCGTCCCGCTCCACTCGAGCGAGCCATCGACTAGGCGGAATGCTTCTTTGTGGATCAGCGCACAGTCGCAGCACTCGGTGTAGTTGTATCCTTTGACGCGGTACCACTTGCCCTCGTACATCTGTATCGACTTGAGTTTATTTGCCAAGGTAAAGCCTCCGCTCATCAAGTCGTCGATTCACTAGGCCGCGCATCACCTTGCCCGCGGCCTTCGTCCACTTCATAAATTCTTCTGCTGCTTCTTCGAACTCGCCGCGATTGTGTTTCATTCGCAGCGACGAGCGTTGCAGATTGCCCAGTCCTACATTGAAAGCAAAGGAAACGAGAGCGTCGAATTGGCCTTGATGAGCAAAGCCAGCAGGGCAATATCGGGCCACGCCGCGCTCAAAGCGCACAAGGTCTTGAGCGAGGAGAGCATCAACCTGTTCAGCAGTCCAGACACGATCATCCTCTGCGCGTAGTGGGAACTGTAGCCTATCGGATACAGGCATCGCGGCCTGTGCTGGGTATAGAAGGTGACCGACCCCGACCGTCCATAGCGAGGCCGGACACCGATAAGGACGCATCCTTACGCCCTCATGGTGGCGAATCATCGCCAATGCGTTTTCGCTGACCTTCATTTTTTCTGGAATGCTTGCGTCCCGAACCAGAAGGCAATGATCGACGACAAGATCAGCATCTCATCGTCACTGAATACGTTTTCCATCGCAACAGCAAACGGGATGCCAGTCGTGTAGGCGTACCAGACGCCAGCCACGTTGAGCGCGACCAACTCCAGCACAAAGATGTACGTCACAACTGGACGCACCGAAGCGCGTAGGTTGATCATCCACTGGCTTGCGCCCTTGCCGATCTCGATGTCGTGCTGGTAAAGAGCCTGTCGCTCCTCGCCAGCCGTCTGCGTCTGGATCTGTTCTAGTTTGATCTCCTCGACCTTTGCTTGTGCGAGAAAGCCACGCTCTGCCAATGCCAACTCGCGCTCCTTCTGGGCTGCGACAAGGGCCAGTTCGTGCTTCTTGTCTTGCCGGTCTTGAAAGATGGACAGAATCTTCGGCAAGCCGCCAGCGAGGAAGGACAGGAAGGTCGAGATCATCGTCATCATTTGCCGCGCTCCTCAATCAATTTAACCCGTACTTGCAGATCGTGAATGTCGGTATAGATTTCTTCTTTCATCTTGTGCCGTCGTTCGGCTGATATAGGGCTGTCAGTTGGCACGCCCTCTGCGGTGATCAGCGCGGGCATCTTGCTCTCAACCGAGAGCAAACGATTGTTAAAGGATGCGATCTCCGTGAGTAGCCAGCCAACAGCGGCGAGCAGTACAGGAAAAAGCATATCCACAATCTTCTGCATATTCATTGCAAGCCCTCGCTAGTGATTACTTGTCGTTGCGTTTGTTGACAAGATCGAACAGCGTTTTGATCTTGTCCTCGAGTACCGCGACGCGAAGGTCTAACTTCGACAGCACAATGATGAGCGTGATGAGCGCAAGGATTACCGGCCATGCGCGGGTGAACATTTCGAAGATGTCCATCTATCGACGCTCCAGCACGCGGTCTAACTTGGCCTCGATTGATTGCAGCCTGGTATTGGTATCAGCCACACGCGCCTCGATCACCGCAATGCGCCTATCGGCTTCCGGCTGGATCGTGGTCTGCTCGACCTTCTCAAGGCGTTGGCTGATCGCGTCAAGTTTCGAGGTCATCTGCGTGCCCCAGATAATCAGCGCCACAACCAAGCCACCGTCTACCAGCAGCGAACCTGTCGGCACTTTGAATTTGGACATATCAATCATGTGTGCGCCCTCAATCACTCCGCTCGATGGTGATAATCACATCCGCTGTTGCGGTCAGCGGGGTGCCCGATGTGCTATCGGTAACGGTACACCGATACGTCGAATAGAACGATTCGCCAGTGTTCATTCCTGTCTTGCTGAATGTTGTAGTCGCTGCGGTCGGACTATTGACCGTGAGCGTGTCGCCCTCGAGCAATGCCCACGAATAGGTATAGGGCGAGGTGCCGCCAGTCGGCGTGACCGTGGTGCTGTTGGTCGTCGCGCTTGAGGTCTGCACGATCTTAACCAACGTCGCAGGGCTGGCTGATGCGCTAAAGACGG